CATGGACAAGACCATTTACGAGACTTCCTATGGTCATATCAAGTGGCGTCAGACCCTCATGGGTGTCGTCGCCAAGCTGTTCTTCTGCAAGGGCTATATCAGCACCAGCACCGAATATGGCAAGACCGGCAACCTGAAGCGCGTCGCCAAGTTCGTCTTCGTAGGTAAGGAACATAATCGGGCCATCGCAATTTCGATGTTCGAATATCTCGAAAAGACTGTAGTTCGTCTTTCCCGCAAGTTCTCGTCGGAGGCCACGCAGCGTTATCACTTCGAAATGGGTTGTGGTCTGCGTCTGACCCGTCGCGTTTACGACAAGATCGAGGCGGTGAAGGCCCCGGTTACCCCGGCTGGTGAGAAGTCCAACCTTCCCGCGTTGTATTCCACCGAATTGGCGCTGGTCGAGGAATTCCTGTCTGATACAGAATTCATGAAGAAGCGTAAGCAACGCGCCACTTCCCTCAATTCGGCTTCCATGGCCGGTCATAACGCAGCCAACACCATCTCCCTCGATAACCAGTTGGGTGGCGGATCACGCTCCACTGGCAACCTTCCCGGTGCCAACAAATTCCTTCTCAAGTGAAGGAATTTGTGATACACTACGAAAATCCGAAGTATGGAATTTCAGGATATGAAACCATCTATGCTTCGGATATTCGTGAGGCCAGACAGAAATTTATGGATATCAGCAAAGGGCTCACGATCTATATCATAAGGATCGAGGGTGAGCATATGGCGGCAAACACATATTGTGAGTGAGCCTAAGATGCGCCGTTCAGATCACCCTTAATACACTCAATGGAATCTGTATATCTTGGATGCTGTTGGGAAGGGCCGATATTCCGACACATCCTTGTGACCAGATAGTTACCCGCAATCTGTGGGTCGAGGGGTTGTGGTGACGTGATATTAATCATTTCGGGAATTTTTAATTGGATGACATCCCCGGCCTTGACCAGCGCGTCACCATTAACCTTGATCTTCACTTGCGTCTGCATAAGATTTGAAATATAACCAAGCTGATTAGGCGTCATCGTATCGATCCCGGTGAAGGGACGGCTTGCGGTGTCAACAGGGATCATTGAAGTTGATCCATACTTGTTGCCATACTTCGCCGTGAAGGCCGATGAATTGAAGCCGCTGGTCGGTGGCGCGACATCCTTATATTGATAACTTCGTGTTCTGATATTATAGGTCGATATCCGCTGCATCAGTCCACCCATCGAGATTCTTTCGGTCGAGGAAGCAATCTGTGGAACATCAAGTGCGATGATGTTGGTGCTGGTGTCGATATAGAGAGAATTACCTACAGTATCCTGATGTAAGAAGGTCTTTATCGGCCCCTGTTGAAGCATTCCTTCCATCGTTTTAAAATACATCCCCAGAGCATTTTCAAAATAAAGAAATGTTGATGATGGATTTGATGCCGACACCGCGCGGCGTCTCACCATGTCAATAGCCTTAAAGGGATCGTAGTTCGGGATCATGATATTCTGGGTGCCGCTCGTTGATTCTGTCGAGAGAGACTTACCACTCATTAAAAATGTCCTATGAATATCAGAAACGATGGAAGCGATATCGGTCTGATAATTCTTTTGAACGAAGTTCGTCTTGGCATACATCGTCTCTTCGCCAACGCCATGCAGGGTGTAGATTTTTGACTTTGTGGAGCCCTCGCCATGTATGTTGGTGATCTGATCAAGGGCGAATGTATATGACGCCATGGTGCCTCCGGGAGCCCCGAAGGTGGTCGTCACGGTCTCGTCTCCGATGATGTTCATGTTGCCCAGCGCGTCGTTAACGTCGAAGACGGTAATCTCGGCAATGACATTAGGCACGAAAATACTTTCAAAAACTTTCATGGTGGCAAACATCGATCCGAGGTTTAAAGACCCTCGGGGTGACGACATCGTTAGGTCGGTGATGAATACGTCGCCGGGATTATAGCCGGGAATCATGAATTAAGAGCCTTCTGCAAGGCGTCAGAAACTTGGGTCTCATATCCACTGACCAAAATGTTCAAAACCTTATTGCTTTCATTCATATTCGTTTCATAATCGAAGACGTAGACAGGACTATAAAACACATCCTCTTCTGGTGGAATGGTGTCGAAGGATAAGATGGTCACGGCGTTGGCGTTTGGAATAGTTATTAAGGCATTGGACTGACTTCCCAGAATCGAGAAGGCAGCGGCATTGACGACCCCGTTGGGGAGATAATATCCCGAGACGTGCTGAATATTCAGAACATTATTTGTGCATACCGCAACCTGTCCTGAGCCCACCAGATTGGCACCATAATTGATGGCGACGATTTCATTGTTGATGAATTGTGGGATTGTGTTGGAGAAATTAAAAGAAACCAAATGATTTGTGTTGATCGTCCAATCTTCCTGAATCCTGCTGTAGCTCGTTACCGATCCGAATCCGTCAAGATTCGGCTGATAATATTTCATAAGCGAAGGGTCGAGAGCATCAAAATACGCCACGCTCACACGGTCGGTGTTTAAAAACCAATTATTTGTATAGTACATGATGGTCTGGGTTGTCAGAGGAATGTTGGTGTACTTCTGATACATATAATCCTGAAACTCTTCATTATTCATATACCACTGGTCATAGGGATCATAGATTTGGTTCGTCAAGAACAAAACCCACTCCTGATAGGGGTCTTGATAATATTTTCTGGATATCTGATCGGTTCTTTCATTATTATTGATAGTCACAGGATAATAAAAGAATGGATTCAGGAGGTCAGTATTGGATATGACGGCGCGTCTGGTGATATCCACCACAGGCATCCCATTATATGAAGTAAGAGGGAATTTTGAAAAATATGTATCCATGATTTGATTAACCGTTAGCCGATGGAGGAATTATTGTTGTTGTCGTTTCACTTGTAGGCGGCAAGAAATTTGGATCAGTCGTATTTACCATATCACGCTTAAGGAAATACTCAATTTCAAGAAGCTGAATAGTGAATTCAATAGCCGATGGCGCATTGGATGATCCGACAAATGATGGCGTCGTGCCGGGGGCATAGTTAGCGATGGAATCCTGAATCACACAATGTTTAAAGCTGTAGACATATCCTTGGGGAATGATCGTCGGTCTAACCACATCGGGATATTGTAATAGTGATCCTGCGGTGGCCTGATTTGTGTCAGGAAGCTGATGATATTTAAATTTGTTGATGATATATTTTATCGTGTTGGATTCCTGAAGATTATTAGGCATGAATTTCCAAATGAAAGTATGTCTTTTAAATGTTGGGGCGGTGAATAAAACCGTGAGATATGGGTTGACAGCGAGACCGGATGTCTGGAAGATTCTGTTGGCGGCATTACCGAGTCCAACGGTCTTTCCGAGAGTATTCAAGATATTTGTTGCCCCACCAACGGCCCCGGCCGTTCCAGCGCCATATAACGCTGGTCCAAGAGACTCTACGGCCGACGCCATCCAGTTGGCCTGATTATTCCTATAGGAGCCCACCATGCCATCCAGCGCCGCGCCTAGGGCGGGATTTGTTGGGTCTGAATCCACATAACCGATGCTCTGGTGATCCACGATGTTCGTGGGAATGGGAAGGACGATTGTTCCGAACGGTTTTGTAAAAACGTTACTGAAGATGGTCGGTCTTTGATATTGATAAAAATCAAACTTCATACAGAAGTCGTTGTTGGCCGATGATGAACTTAAAAGATCAGTAGGATATACTGTGGTCTGAGAATTAGTATAATCTGTTGCGTTTGTTGATCCCGAAAGACTATATACCTCTGCTGCTGTCGCCACCAGCGCCGCAGTTCCAACGGCAGCGGTGATGACACCAGCAATCTCAAGGTCATTTAATATATTTGTTATAAAGGCCAAGTTCGTTCCTTCTGATAAATATTACAAACATATTTATTGGAAAGAATGAATGCCCAGATATCATCAAGGAATGTTCAGGGCGAAGAACCCACAGAAATATAAAGGTGATCCTTCAAACATCGTCTACCGATCCTCATGGGAATTAAAACTTTATATGCAGTTCGACTCCCGGCCTGATGTCTTGGAGTGGTCGTCGGAAGAAGTTATAGTTCCTTACATCTCTCCCAAGGATAACAAGAAGCACCGATACTTTCCTGACGCCGTGATCAAGATTCGGGATCGTAACGGAGTTATTAAAACTATCATGGTCGAAATAAAACCCTTCAAACAGACTCTTCCACCTGTCAAGGGAAAAAGAATGTCTAAAGGGTTTATTAACGATGTTCTGACCTACGCCATCAACGATGCAAAATGGAAATATGCACGAGAATATTGTAAATCTCGTGAATGGGAATTTCAGATAATAACAGAGAATGAGCTAGGCCTATAGTGCAGAAATTTTTCCGTACTTCTTCTTCAGTTCTTCATATTGAAGACGCTCTTGCTTGTAACGGCGCTTTTCCAAATCCTCTTCCTGAGAGATACGAACTTTCATCTGTGCGTCGGTCTCAGGAATCTCCTGAAAAAGACCGAGATATTTACTATCATAACTATCATTATACTCATTGATGGTGCAGTTGTCACCATATTGCGCCTTCAGTCCTTGTAGATATGTGATGGCCTCGTCTAGGCTCTTCATATGAAAACCAAGCCATCCGGCAAGCATCACTTCTACATACTTTCGTTCATAATTTACCATTTTAAAATACTCCCAAAAAGTGTAAGATAAGACAAAACAAAACAATCGAAAACCAAATTTGGTGGTTAGTCATCGTCATTCAACCAACCTCCAACATAATCGATCTGAGGCCAATAGTAAACAACTCGATGATGACCCATGGTGTCTTTTTTCCAACCATCTAGATGATGAAAATCCATACTATAATCTCGGCCTACGAGAAAGCCGATTTGCATCGGGTTAATGTCTTCACCGAAGATGGCGAGGCATTCGGCCCCATACATTCCACGACCTGAATAGGACCGAACCCTGAAGTCATATTCCTCGGCCAAGGATTCCAGCGCCACCTGTAGAGGATGCTTTTCCATGATATTATTCCTTTCACCAATGAATAGAAATCAAGTGAGAATTGTCATATTCATCACCAAATGCATTTTTATTTACATTTACGATGAACCCAAGTTTTTCAAATTTCTCCCGAAGAGAAACAGCCTCTTCCTCGGAAAAATACATTGCATAATGAAGAACTCGATGTCCACCCTTTCGCCACAACGACCATTTGCTCCTGCATCAGTTCGAAGGTGGAAGGCTTCTTCGACATCAACTCACGTATGTAACTAGCACGATATTCCATTTTAAATCTCCTTCTCAATCGATTGAAGTGCGGGGTCCACCCTTGATATATCCGGCAGCAAGATAGCTCTCCACCTTGTCGGCGTCTACTCTGACACGCTCATGTTTCTCCTTAGAAATCATCCACGTCTTTCCGGTGTTGCCATAAAGGGGTTGATCATGTTTGGTGTCGGAGAAGGTGAGAGAGGGAGACGCAGACGGGGCGAAAGAGGGGAAGACGACGGGAATGGGTTTGGGAGCCTCCACCACAGGGGCGGGAGCAGGCTCAGGAGACTTCTTATTCAGAAACTCCTGAAGCTTGGCGTCGGCCTCTTCCTTGGTGAGGCCCATGAAATGGTACTCGGTCGTTAAGGCGTTGGCCTTGTAGGAAACACAGACCAGATTGGTGTATCGAATTTTTGGATCAGGCATTTTAAAACTCCTTGTGTCTGACACTTCTAAACGAAAAAGAAGGCCACGTCAAGCGATAAATATAAAAAAGAGGAATGATTTTTTGGTATCAAATACAACATCTAACACAAATGTTCGTCTACCCAGCCTAATGTTGCCGGGAGATTATCCCTACGTCAGATTCGAACAGTTTCGAGATGGATCATGGAACCGTGTCGATGAGACGCCTAATAATGAGTCACAGGCGATGGGGCATAAGCTAGGCACCTTCGAAGAGGTTGACAACAGCGCGGGTCACAAACACCTTAAGATGGGTCAGAGTTTCAACTATTCCAAGCTGGGACATACTTCCACCGTCGATCTTAATCACCATAATAAAGTTGGAGGCTCC